ATCTATTGTAGATAAAAAAGATTTACATTGTGCATTTGCTAGAGTTTTATACCCTGAAATAAAAGATTTAACTGATGCAGAAATTATTAAGGAACATAAAGCTAAAAGAAATGCTTCTAAGGGTCCGAGATTTTGCTTTCAATTTGGTGGGAATGGCTATACTTTAGCACTAAATGAAGGCTTACCTATTGAAGAAGGTATGCGAATTGAAAGTTTATTTAAACAATTACATTCTGGTATTTATGAGTATGGTAATAATAAATTAAAAGAAGCTATTAATAAAGGATATATTGAATATGCTTTAGGTTTCAAACTTAGATTACCTAATTATAAATATTTTATAGTTGCACATGCTGATATTTTAAAATTTGATAATAATTTTTGGGAAACTTATAGGTTAGGTAAAGCAGAGTATAAGAATAAAAAAGAAGCAGACAAAGTATTTGATTATTATGAAGTTAAAAATTATGCTGCTTATGAATTATTTTTAAGTAATAAACATAAGATAAGTGATTACTTTACTTTAAAATCTCAATATCTTAGATTATGTTTAAATGCACCAACTCAAGGAACTGCAGCACACCAAACTAAATATGCTACTGTATTGTTATTTAATGAAATAGAAAAAAATAATGACTATTGGAATGTTAGAATTGCTAATGTTATTCATGATGAGATTGTCTTAGAAGTAAAAGATTCTTTATGTGATAAATATAAAGTTATTTTAGAACAAAGCATGATTAATGGCGGTAATTTATTTCTAACTAATCCAGTCTTATTTATGAGTGCAGATGCTAATGTAGCAGAGTCTTGGTACGCTGCTAAATAGTGTAAAAAAATTAATAACTTTTAAAATAAAAAATATGAGAAACTAATGAGTAATAAACAAAGAAGAAAGGGACATCTATTAGAACAATTAACTGTAAAAGATCTAAGAGATATTTTCCCAAAAACAAAGACTTCAAGAAATGCATCTCATTTACTTGATAGTTGTAAAGTAGATTTAGCTTTTTTACCTTTAAATATTCAATGCAAAATGGGCTATTTAAATAATAGACCTAAATGGGATATTTTAAGGGATGAGAGCAAAGAACTACTAGAAAAAAATTATCCAAAAAATGACTTAATTCATAAACATCCGTTTATTTTAAGACATAAAATGGGTAGAACAGACATTGCTTCTATGGATTGGAAGTTTTTTTTAGAAATTTATAAATTTTATGTTACAAACAACTCAAAGCAATTTGAAGGATACCTCTAATTTACTTAGAGATAAAAAAAGTAATTTTAGTATGTTACCAGAATTATTTATTTTAGATAAAAAAAATAATAGAGAAAATGTAAATACATTGATAAACAATTATGAAATTTTTGTATCTTTGTACTCTCAACATTTAGCCAATCTTGAATACAAAAAATTTTGTCAAGAATGTGAATAAATGTTATTTAAAATTATTTGAACCCATTGATTAAATTATAAATGATTACAGAAGAAACAGTAGGTAAATTATTAATCAATTATCCTAAATGCAAATTTCCAAACCCTTTATTAAGGAATGGATTAATACGATTTATTGATAATAATGAATCAAACACAGATTTATCTAATTTTGAAATAACAAATTTAGGTTTAAATGTACTTAATGGAACAAAATATGTAAGTGAAATAACTGATGATTTTGTTGAAAATTATTATGAAAAATTTACTCAAAATACGTTAGGTATTAATAAAGTATCTTTTAGTCCAAAATCTTTAATTAAGAAAAAGCTAGAAGTATTTATTAATAAATATAAAACATCTTTTGATGAAATTTTAAGAGCAGTAGACTTTTACCATCAAAACATTAAAGATAATGGAAATCTTGCCTTCTCCCTGGATGCCCAATACTTTATAGAAAAAAATGGTGGAAGCTTACTATTAGATAATATATTAGAAATGCAAAAAGGAGTGTTTATTAAAAATGATAAATTAGTATTCTAATGGAAATATTAAATAGAATTAAAGAAAATAAACAACAATTATTAGATGGGTATATTAATTGTGTTCCCAATCCTTTTAATGGTATGAAAAAGTACTTTAGTGGTATTTTTCCTGGAGCATTAGTTTGCGTTACTGCTGAGACTTCAGTAGGTAAAACTTCTTTAGCTAAATATATTTATGTATTTAGCGTAGCAGATTATATATTATCATTAAAAAACCCATCTGACTTAGATTATGTTTGTTATTGGTTTGGATTAGAAGAATCAGTAGAAGAATTTGAGATTAGTATTATTCAGTATGCTTTAGCTAAATATTACAATGTCAATAAAACTCAAGATGAATTATTATCAAGGATTAATCCTTTAGATGAAAAAACTATTGAATTAATGGAATCTACTATAATTAAAGATTATTTTGATTTAATAAAGAAATTTATAATATTTGATGACCATACGTCAAATCCTACTGGTATTTATAAACAATGTAGGAATTTATCTTATTCTAGAGGCCAACACATTAACAAAACAATTGAAACTAAAGATGGTCCATTGGAAGTCTATAGTCATTATAAACCGAATAATCCTAATGAAATTGTAACAGTAGTTATAGATAATGTTAATATCTTAGAACCTGAAAAAAATGATTTAGGAATTCCATTAGATTTATCTGGAAGTATAGACAGAATGGTTAATTCTTATGCTAGAAAACAAATGACTAAACATTGGAACTGGCATGTATGTTGTGTTCAACAACAGCAGATGGCTGCAGGAGATTTAAATCACTTTAAAGCAGGTAGATTAGAACCTGAGCCTCAGAAATTAGGAGATAATATAAAAGTAGCAAGATCTTATCAAGTTATTTTAGGATTATTTTCTCCTTACAAACACAAACTAAACAATTATTATGGTTATCAAATTTTAGAATCAGATAAATCTCATGGGTTAGAAGATTGTTTTAGATCTATTCACATGTGTAAGAATAGATTTGGAAGAACAGGTGTGGCTGAACCTATCTTTTTTAATCCAAAAGGATTTAGTTTTGAATCTTTACCTGAGCCTAAAAATAGTTTAGAAATTACAAATTTTATAAATAAAAAAAATCAAATTTTAAATGAGTAAAGAAAATTTTTTATTACCCACAAAACCCCAACAACCAACTGTAGTTAATCCAAGAACTATGGTTATTTTTTCTCAAAAAAAAACTGGTAAAACTCATGCATTATCTCAACTATCTAATTCTCTTATTTTAGATATGGAAGGAGGTGCAGATTTTTATGAATGTACAAAAGTTAATATGACTAATCTTAATGAGTTTGATACAATTATACAAGCTTTTTCTGAACAAAAACCTCAGTATGATTATATTATTATTGATACAGTTACTTCATTAAAAGAAAAAGTTCTTAATCAGTTAGCAGTAAGATCTTACAATAGAGAAGAAAATAAAAATGAATCTTTTGATTTTGATGTAGATAAGTTAGCTTATGGCAAAGGTCAAGTATATAAAAGAGAAGCTTTATTTAAAATTATGGAATTTTTTACAAAGTTCTGTAAGACTTTAATAGTAGTAGGGCACGTATCTGACAAATCAGTAACTGCAACAGGTCAAACTATTAAAGAATTAAATTTAGAAGGTAAACTAAAAGATTTATTGGCTTTAAGAGTAGATGCAATTGGATATATGTATAGAGACCCTGAAAATAAAAATAGTAATATACTATCTTTTAATCACACAGATGATGTAATAGGCGGATCTAGAAGTAAGCATTTAAGAAATAAAGAGTTTAAAATTTCTGAACTTAATGAGAAAGAAGAACTTATAACTTTTTGGAATCAAATTTTTATTTAATAATTAACAATTTAAACAAATAATATAAATTTATATGAATAATAACGTAAAAACAGCTAGTAGTAATCCTGCAATTAAGAAATATTATGGTGTAGGATCTTTTCAACCTATTATGGTAAACCCAAGTGGAAAAGATTTGGGTGCTTTTCTTAATAGACAAATAACTTCTGAGCCACAATATTTAACTACTAAGAATGTTGAGGGACAAGAAGTAAAGTCTTTAAGAGTAGATATTTGGGGTTTGCTTCCTGCAGTAGATGTAAAAACCAAAGTAACTTTTTGGTTAGAAGGCAGATATGATGTTGCTAGATCTGGCAAAACTAAAATGATAAATGGTCAAGGCTTTGCTACATATGTAGAAGATTTATCTGTATTAAATAAAAACAAAACTTGGTATTATACTGAAAATGCAAGAAAATGTATTAAAGGAGAAGATGCAGTAGTTGAGTTTTTTGTTAAACTTATGAATTGGGAAACTGATTTATCTAAATATACTTTAAAAGATGGAGATACTCCTCAAATTTTCTTACCAATAGAAAATTTATTTAAAGGAGATTTTGCTGATTTGCAAAAATTAGTTTTAGATAATAAAACTATTAAAGTATATTGTGGTATTAAAAGTAGACAAGTAGATAACAATACTTACTATGATATGGAAATTTATTCTAAAGCATTTATGAAGGATAATCCTAATAGAAAAGGTGCAAAAGAAATTATAGATGCTTTAATGGGAGAGTATGGCGGATTCTCTGGTAACATTGCTCCAATATCTGAAACTTTAGAAGAATTTAATCCTGAAGAAATAAAAGCAAATACTCCTCCTCAAACTCAATCTAGTACCTTAGGAGATAATCCATTTGCATTTTAATTAAACTCTATTATGATATATGCTTTAGATCAACAGTATGAAATATTTAGGCATTATTTTGGAAGTTTTGACTTAAAAACTAGTTTTAAAAATCCATTAAGAAATGATAAAACTCCTAAATGTTATTTTACAGAAAGAAATGATACTCTTTTATTTATGGACTGGGCATTTAATCCTACTCATTTAGATTGTATTGAATATGTAAATAAACTGTATAATTTAAATGATAGAAAGTCTAGTATAAATAAAATTAATTTAGATTTAAAGTATAGTAATAAAGTTAAAGGTAATTTTTTATCTGAAATTAAGGGGGAGCACCAAAAAGCTCCTCTTTTAATTTTAGAAAAAAAACCTGTAATTGAACAAAAGTCTAAATATACTGGTATTATTAAATCTTTTGAAGATTTTGAATTAAATTACTGGAATCAATTTCAAATTAATTTAAATATTTTAAATAGGTTTGAAATTAAACCTATTAAGTATGTATTAAAAAATGATGTTATTAATTATTCTTCTAGCAAATTTAATCCTATATTTGGTTATTATGATAATGATGAATTATTTAAATTATATAATCCTTTAGGTAATCCTATGCAAAAATGGAGGACTATTAAAGCTATCCTAGAAGGTTATTCTAAATTAGAGTATAAAACTAATGTTTGTTTTATTACTTCTTCTTTAAAGGATACTATGTGTTTAAATAGTCTTGGGTTTGATGCATTTAATTTGCCATCAGAAAACAGTTACAAAATATTGCTACCTATAATTGATGAACTATTTAGCAAGTTTGACCATGTTTATATATATACTGACAATGATGACACTGGTAAAAGATTTTCTAGATTATTAACTTTAGAAATTGATACTAGATTAAATTATCTTAACAACCCTTCTTTTATGAAAGAAAAAGATCCTTCAGATGTTGTTAAATTTTTAGGGTCTAATAGATTATTAGAAATAATTCAAGAAAAGCTCAATAGAGATAAAGTAAATTTAATAAAAAATAATTTAGCTGTTAATTTGTAATTAATATATTAATGTTATATTATTTAATAATTTTAACATTTAATTTAATTTTAAAAAGTTTTATTTGTTAGAAACACTGTATATTTGTAAGCTAAACCATAAAAATCAAATTATATGAACAATTTAATTAAATTATTTATTCTAAGTGAAGGAATTACTTTATGTTTTACAGTTATTTTATTTTATAAGTATTTTATAAATAAAAAACTAACTAAAACTATACAAAATGAAGTAAATAGATTAGTTTTTAAATTAGCTAATTCTTATGAAGAAAATCGTAAGTTAGAAAACAAAATTATAGAGTTATCAAGAAGAATAATAACTTCACAAACTAACAAAAAAGAAGTAGCTTCTGAGTTAGAAAAAAATACCCCAAGTAAAAAACCAAATACTTTTAGAAAACCAAGAACTACTAAAAAAATTAAAGAATAAATTACATAAAAAAACTTTGTAATGTATTTTTTAAATATAAAATAACAGGTTTACTTTTAGAATATATTAAATAGGTTTACTGTTTAATTAATATTATTTATTTATTTAGTTTGTAAGCTTAAAGATATTATGTCTTTAAGTTTACAAACTTTTTTATTTTAATCAAAAAACTATGCTAGAATACACAACAGAAGAATTAATTTTTAAATATATTAATATTGGCTTAAACAAACAACAAGCAATTAGAGCAGCTCTTATTGACATAAATAATAGTAAAAACTTAGAAAAGAAATTATCAATAATTTATAGTAATAATAGTATAGAAATATTTGATAATCTTTTTTTAATTAAAAAAGAATTAGAAACATTATTAACTCAAACTCAACAAAATGATTGATAACTTAAATAAAATTTTACCAATACTCCAGTTTCAACCTGGATATTTTTTTGAAATAATTATCTATAAAAATGATAATTTAGATCAGCCTTATCAAAAAAATAATAATTTAATAAAACATTATATGATTAATAGTTTAAGTGAATTATTTTTTTATTATGATGAAATGAAAAGACTGGCAAATATATTTAATGGAACTGTATATATTAAACTAGGTTCTTATTCTAAAGAACAATTAGGATACAAAATGGTGGAAACCCTTTCTAATAAATTTCAAACTAAAGATTTAGATTATTCTGATATATTTTTAACTTCTATTGAAAATATGAAACCTACTTTAAATTTTTATGTTATTAACTTGTATTTTAATAATTTATCTTTAACAGGTTTATTTAAAATAAGAAATATACTTAAAGATATTTTTTTAGGAAATGAAACTATTTTACCTGAATTAGAAACTAAATCTGGTATGCAAATAATAACAAATCCTTTTAATATTGACAAACTTAAAATTCATCAAGAAGAATATTATAAATGTACTATTAAAAAAGATAATGTAGCAGTTTTATATTGTAATAATAAAAATATATCATTATGATTTTAGCATTAAGTGGTAAATCAGGTTCAGGAAAAGATATTGTTGGAAAAATAATACAATATTTAACAGATAAAGATAAAGGAGGGTATCAACACCCTAATTCTCAAGATGATTTTGAGTCTTATTGTAAAAACTTTAAACAAAAGTATTGCGATTGGGAAATAAAAAAGTTTGCAGGTAAAGTAAAAGAAATAGCTTCCCTTCTTACTGGTATTCCTATAGAAAAGTTTGAAGACCAAGAGTTTAAAAAAAAAGCTCTTGGTAGAGAATGGTGTTATCCCACAGAATGGCAAGGAAGAGAACACTGGGTAGAAATGACTTCAAGAGAGTTTCTTCAAAAACTTGGCACAGAAGCAATGCGTAATGGATTACATACTAATGTATGGTGCAATGCATTATTTGCTGATTATGTGTCTAAATTTAATCCTACAAATACAATATTAGATGAAATGTCTGATATGTCTTATAAAAATTATTATCCTAATTGGATAATAACGGATTTACGTTTTAGTAATGA